CAGGGCGCCGGCCAATGCGTAGAGCCCGAACATGGCGGCTGCGATGGCGGCGCCGAGGATGAATGCGTGCAGCTTCACGGTGCTCTCCTCAAAACGGGATCGGCGCTTCGACCTTCGGCGCGCCTTCAATTGCGCGTGCCAGCGACAGGATCGCGAGCGCGTCCGCGTGGTTGTCGTCGACCGGTGCAAACCCGCGTGCGCGTGCAGCAGCGATCATCTCATCCTTCTTCGCGTTGCCCTTGCCGGCCCAGTGCTTCTTGACCTGGCCGACGCCGACCGGGCGGAGCGGCACATTGTTCGCCGCGCACCAGGCCTCGAGCATCGCCAGGAAGCCGCCGTAGACGTGCGCCGCCAGCGTGCCGGCGTGCTGCTTCACGTCCTCGTAGTAGACCGCGTGGATGTCGCCGGCCTGCTGCCGCTGCTCGGCCAGGAACGCGCGGAACTTCAGCCAGCGCTGGCCTGCCGCTTCCATACGCTTCGGGGCGAAGTTCTGGCTGCCGCTGTGCACGGTGCCGTCGCGCGAGCAGCGGGCCCAGCCGGCTGTGGTGCCGATGTCGATGGCGAGGATGTTCATGCACGCTCCCGGCTCAGACGTTGAAACTCGGCTGCCACCTGCTGGCCGGTCAGGATCAGCGACGACACCGGCTTGAGCTCGGCCCGCAGCTCGGCGATCTCCTGGCGCAAAGCCCGGACTTCGGCACCCAGGTCGGACTCGGGTTGATCGAAGAAGGCTCGCAGCACGCTGCTTGGCTGGGGCTGGTGACGCGGTTTGTCGAATGGCGATGGCATGTTCAGATTCTCCCGTTGTCGTTGTTGTTGCCGCCCGGCGAACCGGGCGGGGTGGTGCTGTGGGGTTACTCGACGATCAGCCAGTCCTCGGCCAGCATGTCGGACTGCGAAGCGAGCCAGCCCGGCAGCATCGCGCGGCGGCCTTCGGCGTTCACGGTCCACATGTCGATGTGCGGCAGGATTTCGCAGGACGGCTGGCCGAGCGCTTTGGCGTACGGCGTTCCCTCGCGCAGGTCAGCCTTCGGCGTCCCCGGTACCAGGATCAGCCACATGCCCTTGCCGTTCCAGCCGGCGCGCGCCACGCGCTGGCCGCGCTTCAGCGCCTCGATCGCCAGGCCGAAGGTCATCGCGGTGCACGGGCGATAGGCGTTGTCGAAGGCCGACTTCGGCGTCCAGCTGACATAGCCATCACGGCCCGGCACGTTCGGCTTGCCGTCCGGCTCGTACTCGACCAAGTAGCCTTCGTCCGCGCCGTTCTCGTCAGCCGGCAGTTGCCAGCCGCGGAAGGCGACGTAGGCCGCCCGGGTCATCGCTTCGGCGATGATGATCTTGGTTCCGATGAATCGCATGGGTATTCCCTTCGTTTTGGTACTGCGGTTAAGCGCTCGCGCGCGAATTGGTCTCAGGCCCAGTGCGGCATGTGCGCCGCCGCTGACTGCCAGGTATCGGTCGTCAGCTGTCTCTCGGTGGGTGGCAGCTTCACCTCGGCCAACACCAGCTCTTCGAGCACCGGCTCAAGGCGGTTGACCCACTGGCGCACCGTCTCGGGCTTGCCGGACCAGTACAGCTCGGGCCTGCCGTTGCGGTCGAAGTCGTGCCGGATGCGCTCGAGCAGCTCGTTCATTCCCGCTCGCCCGGGAACCATGCTGCGGATGTCGGTGATGGCGCTTGCCAGCCAGTCGTGGCGCCGGATCGCGGCGGTGATAGGCTGCAGCTGGCCGGCCGATTTGTTCGCGTGCAGCGCGCAGGCCCAGTCGGTTGCGCCGCTGGTCGAGCTGGTCATCGTGCCCATCAGCGGGCAGCCGTAGGCGGAGCACAGGTGCGCAGGCCTCTCGGCGACGCGGTCTTCGTGGGTATGGCTCATGGCTGCTGTCCTTTGTCGCGGAGGTGCTTGAAGATGCGGTCCTTGAACGCGGCGTGGTCCTCGCTGCCGCGGGCGAACATACCCAGCTCTCGGCCTTTGCGTTCGATGCCGGCATTGCTGGTCCACCAGCGATCGGCAGGTTGCTGCTCCGGCTGCGCCTTCACCTCGGGCTTTGGCATCGACTGCTGGGCGATCAGGCGCTCGACGATTGGGACCAGGTAGTTCGGCGCGATCGACGCATCGCCCTTGACCTCGCGAGCCTCGGCCACGGCGGCAGCCAGGATGTCGCGCGAGATTTCCCGGTTCGCCCAGTCCTGCACCGCCGGGTGCGTGAAGGTCGCGTTCACGCCCCACTTGCGCAGGTCGACCGTCAGCGCGATTGCCGGCTGGTTGTCACCTTCGGGTGGCGGTGGCTCTTCGCGCGGTGGCAGTGGCGCGCCGTACAGCGGCGGTTCAAAGTCGTGCGCGCTGCTGTCAGCATGGTGGTGGTGGTCCGGGTTTGTAGTTAACTGTCCCTGTCCACTGTCCCTCTCCACTGTCCCTGTCCCTCTCTCTTTCCCTCTCAGAGCGTTTTCCGCCGGATTTCCGGGGTCTGTCCGCTGGACATTTCCAGTTTGTCCGCCGGACAAATCCTTGTTGTCCTGATCATTTCCGCCTCGATTCAAGGCTTCTTCCGCAGCGCGTTGGGCCGCTTCTTCCTGCGCCTTCTTCGCTGCGCGCTCCGCTGCCTTGCGCACACGCTCGGCTTCCTTCTTCTCGCGGTGCGCGACGCGGCCGGCCCAGGCTTCGTTCGCCTTTTCCGCGACGACGGGGTGATACAGGCGACCGTCTGCGCACTTCACCCAACCGCGCAGCGCGCCATCGCGCACCTTTTTCCATTCCTTGACCACGCGCCCGAAGCCGGCGTACTGGGCCAGCACCAGGTCGTCGTCGGGAAGGCTCGCAGCGGGTACCTGGTGCCATGACGCGCACCACAGCAGCACGGCGCACCGGAATTCGTCACCGCTCGATATCGCAGCGATGTCGCTGTCACGCAGGCGCACCACGTCGAGCGGCATGAAGATGAAGTCGCGGAGGTCACTGTCGGCCGCGGTGAGCGGAGCTGGCAGGGTATTGGGGTCGGGGGCGTTCATCCGAACATCCTTTGTTGTGCGCTCTGCTGCTCGATTGCGGCCGCGCAGGCGGCATTGATCCAGACCACTTCGGTGCGGATCCGGGCGCCATCAGCTACTGCCCGGCGTTCGTATCGCGCCCAGTCAGAAAACAGTTCTTCGTCGTAAAGCTTGGTCGGGTACCCGGACAGCACAACCATGCCCTCGACGCCGCGGAGTACTCCGGCCAGCCGGCGGTGATCATCGTCCGTGAGTTCGTGCCGGTACCCATGCGTGCTGCTCGAGCGCCCCTGGATGGATGACCGCGAGCTGTGGCAGTAGGGTGGGTCGACGTAGAACAGAGTCTTGGCCGAGTCCATGCGCTGGATGACCTCGATCGCGTCGCGGTTCTCAATCACGACGGTGCGTAGACGGCGCGTGAAGGTCGGGATGGCGTCCGGCCAGGTGGAGAACTCGACGGACGGGAGTACGCGACCATCGGTCAGCTTCGACCGGAAGCCGGTGCGGCAGCTCCGCGTTGCCGAGTCGCTGCCGTGGCCCATGAACGATTTAATGATCAGCTTGTGGGCTGCATCCATGTCGTCCGCCGCCGGCTCGTAGGCCCAGTCAAACTCCTCTCGCGCAAATGGTGTCAGCGCGACGCGGCGCTGCAGCTCGAGCGCGCGATCGGTATCGCGCAGGATCCTGAAAAGGTTCACGACCTGGCCGTCCAAGTCGTTGTAGCACTCGGCGCCGACTGGCTTCTTCTGCAGCAGTACGGAAGCGGCGCCGCCGAACGGTTCGACGTACACGGAGTGCTCCGGGAAGAACGACAGGATCCACGGCGCCAGGCGGAACTTGCCGCCGTGGTAGCGCAGCACCGGGCGAGTCGGCGCATTCATCCCCGCTTCCCCTGCAGTCTGTCGGCCGCCTGCATCAGCGCCCAAGTCAGCGCCTGCCCGCGCGCGTCAAGCCGCTTGAACAGCTCGACCACTTGATTTACATCAAAACCGGGCTCAGCCGGTTTGGCACACTGCACGCTGAGGAGAGGTGCAGTCTTCGCGCCTGGATGGCAAAGAGGGCAGTCCTCGTAGTTGTGAGCGCGGCAGGTCATGCGGCCTCCAGCTGCTCATTCCCGCTCTTGCGGGACAGCGTCCACTCGGAATCCTGGCGGTCCCACTCCCGCTGCCAGGTCTCGATCGCATCCCGGCTATGCCAGTTGAAGCCGTGGTCGTCACGGCCGGCGCCGCGCGCATACGCTCGCCGGGCTTTCTCCCTGATGTGATCCCTGCTGACGATCTGGTCGTTCATTTCAACCTCTAATTGTTAACTTCTTGAAAAGGGGTGGGCGATCCCCGTCGTGCTAAATTGCTATTCCCCAACAACAACTTTTCTGAAAGGGATCACCCGTGGCAAATAATCTGTTTGTGGCTTACGACCTGGACAAGCCGGGCCAGAACTACGCCGCCGTTGAGAAGGCAATCAATTCACTCGGCACGGCGGTAAAGGTTCAGATGTCGCTCTACTACCTGAAGACCACGCTGTCGGCCGCGGAGGCTGAGAAGCGGATCTGGGCATCAATGGATAGCAACGACCGACTGATCGTCATCGCGGCCTCGGCTGCTTACTGGCACAACGCTCTGGCTCCCACTAACGAGGTCATTGACCAACAGTGGAACCGGTAAGCCCGCCACCAGCGTTGCCCCGGCCGGTGTGCGCCGCGCCAGCGGGATTGCGCACGTAAATCCGGTTTGAGCCGAACGGCCGGCCCTCGATGTGAACCAGCACGCCGAGGGCCTTTGCCAGCCAGTGGATGGCGCGCACGCGCCAGGTCGGGTAGATGCTCTTCATGAGAAATTTCCTTGTTGTAATTTTTTTGGCATGCGAACGCCTTTGCTGACGTTCGTCGATTAGGACGTGGCGTCGGCAGGCGAAGATTGGGTCTGGTCTTTCAGGAAGAGGTGCGGGTACTCGAGCTTGACCTTGGGCGGGATGCCCCGGGCAATCCAGTTGTGCACGCGTTGGGTGCCTCCGTGCTTCTCAAACCCGAGCAGTTCCGCCACCTTCGCGGCGCCGCCGAGGTCTTCGATGATCTTTTTGTCCTTGGACATTAGTGCCGCCATGAGGTGATGAACTTGGGCACATTAAACACCATGTTTATTGGAACGTCAAACATTCTGTGTAACACAAGTTGTTTAGTTGCCCCGACAATCGCGGGCATGCATGACCAAATGAAACGCCTCTACGAGGCCGCAGAGAAATTGAAGGGCATCGTGGGCCAGTCGGAGGTCGCGCGGGCGCTAAACGCGTCGCCGCAGACGATCAACAATTGGGAGGCGCGCGGCATGTCTAAGGCAGGCATGCTTAACGCTCAAAAGGTGTTCGGGTGCTCAGCAAATTGGCTGAGCTCAGGCGATGGCCCGATGATGTTGACTCCGACTACCCCACCTTCTATGCAGCGGGTGGTTGCGGCTGAGCCTGGTACTCCGGGGCTTGTCGAAATTCAAAAAGTAAAGCTTCGGCTCTCCGCTGGAATCATGGGTTTCCAAGTCGAACCTGAGCAACACGACGGCTCAACCCTATCGGTTCCGCTGCTGTGGATCCAGCGTCGAGGATACGCCCCTGAGAAGCTGGTAGCGATACGCGTGCGCGGCGAGAGCATGGAGCCGACTCTGTACGAGGACGACCTCGTTATCGTCAACACTGGCGACACCAAACCGGTCGACGGCCAGGTGTATGCGGTGAACTACGAAGGCGAGCCGGTCATCAAGCGCCTGACGCGAGACGCCGGCCGCTGGTGGCTGACATCGGATAATTCGGATCAGCGAAAATTTCACCGTAAAAGCTGTGAAGGTAATGAGTGCATCATTGTCGGTCGTGTCGTAAAGCGTGAGAGCGAGAGATTCTGATGGTGAACATCTTCGAAGGGGCTCGCCGTATCGCGGCAGTTGTCGGAGGTGTTTGTGCTATCGGGGCAGGGCTGGTGATTTACAACAACACCCCATACGTTCGCCTGAACTACGAAGTTTTGTCCCCGCTCAGTCCGCCAGTCCGCGTTATCGATTGCAAATATTCACCTGATAATGCCACCGAGTTTATTGACCGCGAAACACCGTCAGGTTATCGCTACACGATCGAGTTATGCTTCAGGGCCGCTGAATCGGACGATGGTCGAATGCTAGTGCCTTTCAAGTTTGATGATGGCGCGGTCCTGATGAACGAAAAATACACTTCGGACGTCACCAACTATACCAAGCGGATTGCACTTAATTTCAAGCCATCGGCAGCGGATTTGCGAGAAGCGGAAGAGCTTTACTTATCAACTCGCCGCTCCGACCGGATCAAAGGCGCCGCGGGTATCGTCGTTGGCTTAGCTGTGTTTTGGGCGGTCGTTTGGGTAATCGGATGGATCGTGCGAGGATTTCTTGGTATCCGAACCGGGCAAGACCACCGCGCGCCACCTGTGGGAAGGAGTACGTCTGAATAATGTCTGAAGGCGCAACGGCACGCCTGGATGCCGTATTACGGAGTGAATAATGAAAACGAAAACCGTACTTTCAGTTGTTCTATCGATATTGGCAGTCTCCGCTACAGCGCAAGTACATGTGCGCGGATATGTAAAGAAGGACGGGACGTACGTTGCGCCACACGAGCGCACGGCGCCGAACCAGACCACCCTCGACAATTACAGCACGAAGGGCAACATCAATCCGTACACAGGACAAGAGGGCACGAAAGACCCTGGCCCGACTTCGTATCAAATTCAGCCACTTCAGCCGATTCAGCCGGTACAACCCGTGCAACCGGTACAGGCCATCAAGCCCATCCAACCAATCCAACCCGTGAAGCCCCTGCAATCGACCTTCGGTAGCCCATCAACCGGGCGGTTCTGATCCTCTCGATGTAGTTCACTCCACGCCTCAATGAAAGCCCGCCCCGAGCGGGCTTTTTTTCGCGCGCGATTAAACAAACTGTTTGACACGGTGTTTAAACATGGTGTTTAATATCTCCAACGAAACGAGCTCAGCCGAGCCGACGAACTGGAGACCGCCATGCCCCGCGACATCAGCCCCGAAGAAGCCCGCGACGAGAAGGTCGCTGAGCTGACCGACAAACACTTCGAAACCCTGCGCCGCAAGCTCCAAGGTCGCGACCCGGTCACGGTTAGCGCCATCGCCGGCGCCGTCGCGGTCGAACTGACCGACGAAGTGCTCAACGAGATCGTCGTGATGACCACTCACGGAACGCTGTGGGTCGGCGACCAGATCAAGAAGCTGGCCGACAAAGCCTTGCTGGCGCAGGCCGAAGTCGAAGCGCTGCGCGAGGTCGAGCAGCTGGAGCGGCAGCACACCGAATCGAAGAACGAGAACCGGATCGCTCGGGCCGAGCTGGCGCGGGCGCTCGACGAATAACCCGTAAGCGCCCAGCCGGCGGTGGCGCGGAACCCCGGCAATGCAGGCTGCGCCTCAATTGGGGGTTCCGGCTTGCGGTGGGAAATAGCGGCAAGTAAGCCAGCCGTGGGTGGCTGGAAGGAAGCCAGTTGGCGCGCCGTGAAATGAGCCCCGCAAGTAGCAGTGATGCACTGACAGCCTGGAAAGACGGGCCCCAGCGTAAGCCCATGGGTGAACGGGTGGTGCGGATGCAACGCCGCTGACAGCCTGGAAAGACAGGCACCACAGAGCAAGGGCGGCGTGGAAAGCAGGAACGCAGAGCATCGCGGACCAGGAGACACGCGGGAAGCGCGGGAACAAGCGCGCATCAGGGCAGGCGAAAGCCGACGAGGTTCCGGGCATCGGCACAGTCACCGCGGACGCGGCGAAGACCCGAGAAGCGCACCGATGCCACAGCTGGGGTAGCGCCCAGCCCCTTGCTCTGTGGTGAATGCGCAAGCTGATGCGCAACCTAATTGAATGTCGCGGCATGGCCAACTGGGGACAGTTTCGGGCGCGCGGCAAAGCCGGAGATCAGCACCGGCCACCACAACCAATACCAACAAGAGGAGCGACTGTGAAAACGATTCTGCACCAAGGCATGCCAGGCGAAGGTGGTGACTGGCTCGCGCTGCCCGAGGGCTTCGAGTCCACGTACAAAGACCTCGGCTATGCCACGCGCGAGCTGGTGCTGCGCGAGGACGCGGAACAGGCAAAGCAGCTGGCGTTCAACGAAGGCGTCGAGAAGGCTGCGCAGGCGGTCGAGTCGAAGCGCCCGGAGCTGGCAAAGATCATCCGGCGCCTGAAGAACGCAGCCGAGGTGCCACTGTGAGCGCCCCACGCGACGGCCTCGGCTACCTGATCGTGCTGTTCTTTGTGGTCGCTCTCGCCGGCGGCGTGCTGATCGCACTGGCGGTGTCGCAATGAAGCGCGCCGACTACGCAGCGCTGCGGGCGCTGATCCTGATGCTGTCCGCGCTGGACCTGCTGGCGTCGATTCCGCTGGCGGTGCGTCAAGCGCGGCGGGCCATCCGCCAGACCACGAAGCGCGCGCTCCTGTGGATCAACGCGTGCCGGTACCAGGAGAGCGAGCACGAGGTGTCGCGGCTCGAAGTGCTGCGCCAGGACGCAGTTCGGCTGATCCGCGAGCAGCGCGAGCACCAGGTGCGACTGCAGGAGCAGCGCAATCGGATCTCGGGGTGGTGAGCATGCTGCGCTTCCTCATTCAACAGTACAAGCACGGCTGCCGCGCGGGTTTCGGTCGGCGCCGGGCCATCAAGCGCGCGGTGCGTGCGTATCGCAAGGGCTTCTGACAACAAGCAAGGGGGGCAATCAGATGAATGCAGTAATCGAACCGGCGCAGTACGACCGGACCAAGTACATCGGCGGCAGTGACGTTGCCGCGATCCTGGGGGTCAGTCCGTGGCGAAATGTGGTCGACCTGTGGATGGACAAGATCACGCCGCGCGTCGAGAGCGGCCAGAACATGACCGCCAAGCGCCGCGGTGCACGGATGGAGCCGTACATCCTCGACATGATCCGCGAGGAGCATGGCCTTGAGATCGTGGCCGCCAACCGTCGCTACGTCGACAACGAGCTGCCGTTTCTCGCTGCCGAGATCGACTTCGAATACCTGGACAAGGAAACCGGCCAGGTCGAAAACGGTGAGATCAAGACGGTGCACCCGTTCAAGGCCAAGGAATGGGGCGAGCATGGCACCGACGAGCTGCCGCTGCACTACGTCGCGCAGACGCAGCACGGGATGGGAGTGAAGACCGCGCGCCGTTGCCGCGTGTTTGCCCTGATCGGCGACGACCTGAAGCCGTACCTGGTCGAGCGCGACGACGACCTGATTACTGCTATGCGCGACCGGGCGAACGAGTTCTGGACCAAGTACGTCCTGCCGAAGGTGCAGCCTCCGCTCGACTACGAGCACAAAGACATCATCGAGACCCTCAAGCGCCTGTACCCGGGCACCGACGGGACGACCATCGAGGCCAACGCGATGCACGAGCACTGGCGCGCGGTGATGGGCACGGCGACCGAAATGCGCGACCACTACGAAGCGATCCTGGCCGGCGCTAAGGCGCATCTGCTGGCCGAGATGGGTAACGCCAGCGTGATCAAGTTCAACGACGGCATGGCCTTCACGCGCAAGGTCGTCAGCAAGAAACCCTACACCGTCGAATACGCCGCCCAGCGCTACGTCGACTTTCGTCTTTCCAAACTCAAGGAGACCCTGTAAATGACCACATCGCAACTGAAAGCCATCGCGACCGGCCAACCGGCCAAGACCGAAGAAGTGAAAGACCTGGCCCACCTGATGGCCAGCCCGAAGGTGCAGGCTCAGCTGAAGGTCGCTCTGCCGCGCCACATGACCGCCGAGCGTATGGCGCGCATCGCGACAACCGAGATGCGCAAGGTGCCGAAGCTGGCGCAGTGCGACCCGATGTCGTTCCTCGGCGCCGTTATCCAGTGCGCGCAGCTCGGCCTGGAGCCGGGCAACGCGCTCGGCCACGCCTACATCCTGCCCTTCGACAAGCGCCAGAAGATCAACGGCCAGTGGCAGACGGTCGCCACCGAGGCGCAGGTGATCATCGGCTACCGCGGCATGATCGACTTGGCCCGCCGTAGCGGCCAGATCGTCAGCATTGAAGCGCGCGCGGTCTACGAGGGTGACGAGTTCGAGTGCTCGCTCGGCCTGGAGTCGAAGCTCACCCACAAGCCGGACTGGCAGAACCCGAACCGGTCACGCCCTGAGCTGCTGCGCTTCGTGTACGCGGTGGCAAAGCTGAAGGACGGCGGTATCCAATTCGACGTCATGTCGCGCGCCGAGGTGGATGGCATCCGAGCCCGCAGCAAGTCGGCCGACAACGGCCCGTGGGTCACCGATTACGCGGCCATGGCGCTCAAGTCCGTGGTGCGTCGCCTCTTCAAATTCCTGCCCGTGTCGATCGAGATGCAGCAGGCGGTCGGTTTGGACGAACAGGCCGAAGCCGGCATCAGCCAGCAGAACTCGGCAATCATCGACGGCAACTTCAGCGAAGTAGAGATGCCGCTCGAGCTGGTCGATGAAGCGACGAATTCGGGCGCCCAGGAGCCCGCCGACGGCATCTACCTGGCGATGTTCAACCGCATCAAGGCAGCCACCACCGTCGAGATCCTCGACCTGGTCACCGATGAAATCCGCGACGTGCCGGACGAGAAAGACCGCATGAAGCTCAACGAGTTGGCGAAACAACGCCGCGCCGAGCTGGAAGGCGGCAAGTGATGGCTGAGCAGATTCTCGACACTCTGGCGACAACGCCATGTATGCGCCTCGGCCAGATCACCGAGCGCCTGGGCTTCACCGTGACCGCCGACTTCCTGCGTTCGCTCGGCTTCGCGCCGGCCGGCAGAGATCGCGCTGCTGTTCTGTATCAAGAGTCGGACTTTCAGCCCATCTGCGCTGCCCTGATCCGCCACGTCACTACCGTAGCCCGGGCCAAGGCCGCGTAATGGCTATGCGCCTCTCTGCCTGGGTGGCGCTGCGCTGCAAGGAGTCGCTGTTCCAGCGCTTCCTGCGGGTACCCGACGAGACAACCGCGGCGCACTCGGTGCGCGCGATCTGCGGCGTGAAGTCGCGCGGTGACATCGACCGCGACGCCCAGGCGGAGAAGCGCTTCCACCAGTTCATCCGATTGCCGTACCTGCAGTTCCAGCAAGACCCGAAAAACCAACCCCAAGACCAGGAGAAGTGATTCATGTTCGACCTCGACCAAGCCACCGTGAAACTCGCGTCCGTGAACGCCCGCGCCGAGAAGCACGGCGAAGACACCAAGCCGGCATACGACCTCAAGATCGAGGCGTCGCTGCCGAGTAGCGCGCTGATCCACTTCCACCCCGAGCTGCGGCAGCATCTCTACAAGAAGGACGAGAACCCCGACCTCGTCGACCAGGTGAGCGATGGCGATGGCCTGACGGTGCTGCGCTACCCGAAGCTCGGCCCGCTCAAGTGGGATTGGGAAGCAATCGGCTACTGCGGCATCGTCGCGTACGGCATTGGCGACAAGAGCGATATCCAGCTGGGCGAGGACCTCAAGATTGACCACTTCGTTTTCGATCCGCAGAACGGCGGCACGGTAGGCGTGACCTTCCGCGTCATCGCGCACCTCAAGACCGACGACGTTGGCAAGCTGTGCGAGTTCATCCAACGCGATATCGAGCTGACCCTGACGCCGCCGGAGCCGAAGACCGTGCAGGAACTGTTCGGCGACGAAGCGCCCGCGAAAGCCGCGTAATCCACAAGCCGGGCGTAGTCCCGGCGTTCCAAGACAGGGGAGTAATCATGGCAACATCCAAACACTGCGGCGGCAAAACGTGTGACCGGCCGTGCCGCGGAGTGGCTGACTGCATGCTCCGTAAGGTCGCAGCGACCGATCAGCGCGAGCACTACGTGGTGAAGATTCTTAAGCTGCTGGTAGCAGGCCCGGCATCGCTCGATACCATCGCGACTACCTTGGGCTTGCGACCCGACGTGACCGCGAGCTACCTGCACCACATGCACCACGACCTGCGCGAGATCCGCCGGTGGCAGGAGCGGCCAGGCTTCTCGGCGACCCTTTGGAGGATTGGCGAGGATCCGCACTTGCCGCAGCGCGGTGGTTCGCTGCTGGGCAACGAGAGCGATGTGAAGCGCAGCGTCGTGCCGGCGCGCCAGATGGGCATGGTGCGCGATCCGTTGGTCGCGGCGATGTTTGGGCCGGCGCGAGAGGTGGCCGCATGCTGATGAGCAGTCATATCCGCGAGGTCAAACACTTCCACTTCTGCTGCGGCATCGGCGGCGCGGCCAAGGGGTTCAACAAGGCGAATCCGCGTGTCGGTTCGCTCGAGGCTCGCTTCCGCTGTCTGGGTGGCGTCGACGTCGATCCGTCCGCAATCCGTGACTTCGACCGGTTGGTCGGCGTGCCGGGCACCGTGATGGACCTGTTCACTCGCGAGCAGTACATCGCATTCCACGGCAAGGAGCCGCCGGCGGACTGGCGCGAAATGGGAGCGGCGGACATCCGGCGCGCCGCAGGCAACGAGCGGCCGAACATCGTGTTCATCAGCAGCCCGTGCAAGGGCGGTTCGGGCCTGCTGTCAGAAGAAAAGAGCAAGACACCCAAGTACCAGGCCCTCAATGAGCTGACGCTGCGCTGCGTCTGGCTCATGTGCGAGGCATGGGGCGATGATCCGGTCGACCTGATCGTGTTCGAGAACGTGCCGCGGCTGGCGACGCGCGGCCGGCATCTGCTGGACCAGATCATCCAGCTCCTGCAGCGCTACGGCTACGCGGTCGCGGAAACCTCGCACGACTGCGGCGAGCTCGGCGCCTTGGCGCAGTCGCGCAAGCGAATGCTGCTGGTCGCGCGCCACACCGAGAAGGTTCCGGCGTTCCTGTACGAGCCGGAAAAGAAGCGCCTGCGCGCGGTAGGCGACGTGCTCGGCCGCATGCCGTTCCCGGGCGACACGGCCGGCGGGCCGATGCACCGCATCCCGCGCCTGCAGTGGAAGACCTGGGTGCGCCTGGCGTTCGTGGAGGCCGGCAGCGACTGGCGCTCGCTGAACAAGCTGGCGGTCGAGAACGGCCACCTGCGCGACTTCCTCATCGTCCCCGAGCTGCGCAATGGCGTGCTGGGTGTGAACCGCTGGGATGAGGCGACCGGAGCGGTCACCAGCCGGGCCATGCCGAACAACGGCAACTTCTCGGTGGCCGATCCACGCTTCGACTCGGGCAAGTACGACTGCGGCCAGTATGGCTTGTGCGGCTGGGACGAAACGATGGGCGCGGTAATTAACGTTAAGTCGCCAGGGCAGGGCATGTTCGCCGTTCAGGACCCGCGCTCGACGACGGGATTTGAAGGCGCCGGCAAATACCTGGTGACGCCGTTCGACAAGCCGGCCGGCACGGTGATCGCCGGCAGCACGACCGGGCAGGGCGCCTTTGCAGTCGCCGACCCGCGCAGCGCGATGAATAACCGGGTGGCCGGTGACGCATACCTGACGGGCGGC